CTAATAAAGCTCACTCGATAATGTCTACCAAGATTTCTATTGATTCTGTCTTTAATGCCGCTAGTGCCCTTTTTGCTCTCGCAGTTTGGGCTCTTACCAAAGTGTATAACACGATTTGGATTTTCTTGTCAAATTCGCCGTTTCTTCTGCGTCTAATTGGCGAGGCCATGTCGTTGTTTGACTCACTGTGTGAGAGTCTGATTGAAGACTTTGAGACTACTCTACTCTTTCTCCTTATTGGGCTGGCTGCCCTCTATTGTAGCTTGTATTACTTGCGGATTACGCTTCGTTGCGTCTTCTCGCTTTTGCACAAGCAGCTAGGCCGATTGTCCTTCTTTCAATCATGCTCTGCCCCCGCTCATTTCTTTGTTTGGTTTTCGCTTTACGCGTTTGTCATCATTGTTGAGTGGATTCGCGGCAACGCATTACTTCATCCGGTTTACCCAACAATGACTACCATCTTAATGTATTCCCTTCACCGCATGACCTTAACTTTGTTCTGGTCACAAGATCCATCACGTCGGACCTTGTTAACGGTTGATGATTACACCATCTCACCCGAAGGTGAACTGATTGCTCCTCGCAGTTGGTTTGCTGAGGCTGTCTCAGTCTTGTTCCCAACCAAAACCACCACCCCAACTCTGATCGTTACCCCACCTCCTTCACACGAGGTCACTTACCCTCCAGACCACTTTATCACCACTTTACGACAACTCGATGCTGCCGAACCCCTCACGTTGGGATCGGTGCCCGCCGTCAGCACACCTTTTACTTCGCTCGACGCCACACCGCTCACCCGAACACGTACCCGTTCGTCTTCTACTGATACCTTCGATCGTTTCATTGATTTCCCTGCTGATGACTTCTTCAACCATTACGACCGCCTTACCGCTAACTCTCCGCGCGTTTCTGACGTTACGCACGAAATGGCCACAGGTGCGCTCGTTTTAGCTGTTGACGTCGCCAAGTATCAGGGGATGATCATCGATAACGGAGCCTTTATTGGCAATGTTTTCTTTGCAATCACCTCTCAGGGACCCATGGCCATCACGGCCAAACATGTTATTGATCAAGCTACTTCCCACTCCCTTCTCATTCGAGTTGGCACTAATGCCCTTCAAGTCGCTAAGAACTCCTTTATCCAAATCATGGACGACGTTTCTGGCTGCAAGTTGACCGATCCTAATCGGGCTTATCTTGCTATTAAATGCCTCGACGTAGTCCCTCTCAACCTTAACTCACCCGTCACTGTTCACTCCATTGCCCCTTCGGGATCTGCCATTAAAGGCTCGGTCTCGGCGGGGGCGATTCTCCGAGACATCAAGCCTGAGAACTACCACCGCGCTTATGCGGCTGCGTACTCCTCTACCCCTGGTGCTTCGGGGTCTCCTGTCATTCAGGCAGGCCGTGTTGTCGGTGTTCACAACGGTGCCTTAAACAAGCACAACGCTAACTACTTCACTTCCCTCTCCTACTTGGTAACCCCAAAGAGGAGGATGTTTCCAAAGAAGTCTAAAACTTCTAAGAGCATCACCTTGGAGTCTTCCCTTAACACTAGCGTTAGTTATGAGCGAGAGTATGATTTTGAGGATTTGTGGGCGATGAGGACCGGAACTAACCACATTCCCAGTGACGTCATTGACGATTTCGCTGATTTTGTTGCTTATGTTGATGAGAACGAGGCCGATAGCCTCCGCCCCATGATTCAAGAGCTAGCAGATCTCGAGTATCAAGGATATGGCGTCAACTCCACCGAGCAGAAGAATGTGCGTCGCAAGTACTACGGATTCGAGAGTCGGACCAGGATTTACGTCCCGGTTACGGCTTATTGCATCCAGGAAAGCGCTCCTCCCCAATCACCTCCTCCTCCTCAACCCAAGCCTCACTACAACCCCTTGGATTTCGTGAGGGAGCACCGTCTCCCTTATCAACCGGGTCAACCCCTCGTCAAGAGCTTGCTTCATCCCGCTACATTCGTAGCCGCCACCTCTTCCCTTTCGGCAACCCCGCCTGTCTCGTCGTCAACGATTCTACCCCCTCCGTCTCAAGCGGAGTCAGAGTCGTCGGATCAGCCAAGCGCCAGCACGCAAGGAAACCTATCGTCGCTCAGCAAGTCTCAGAGAAAGAAACTCAAGAAATCCTCAAAGGATACTACCACTCTTCCACCTCCCCCTCCACCGAGTTCGACATCTTTGTCGCAAACGTCGACCGAGCCTCCCGTGATCGCGCTGGTGCCACGGCAACCATCGCCTTCTTCGACGAGGACCCGGTCTTCAAGCGCTCAGTGAAGCATCGTGTGAAGTATGTTAGTGAAGTTGATTTCGAGTCGTTATTCGACAACATTTCCCTTCAAGAGGTTCAACTCAGTGCCCCAACGATCACCACCCTTATTAACTCCCTCGATTCCTCCAAGTCTCCAGGTTCCCCTTTATGCTTCGCCTCTACAACTAATCTCGCAATGGTTCAAAACCATATGTGCGAGTTTGTCGATGAGGTTCAACATCAGCTCCATGAATTAATCATCTACGGCAAGTCACTCTACGACTTATCGCTCACCGACCGAGAGGCCTACAAGGCCGCTCTTGGCTTCGGTAGTGATAGGGAGTTGCATGACGCCAATGCCCTTTCTTTACTTCAATGCGGCGCTACCCATCCAACACTTCTCAAAGTGAAGGGTGAGGCTCGCGCAGTCGGCAAATTGCCTCGTCTTGTTTGTATGGTCAGCGCAGTTACTAATTCTGTCATGAGGCTCATTGTTGGCGATTATCTCACTGAGGAACAGAATCACCCCGAGATTTCTAGCGCTGTGGCGTTGGACCTTATCACCCCTTCTAAAACCAAAGCTCGTTATGAGCTCCTCCACGCTAACGCCCCTCTTATCACTAGTGATATTAAGGGGTGGGAGTACTCAACTACTGCTGAGATTCACTATCACTCTTTTATTATGAGTGCCGTGCGATCTGGCGTTATTGATGAGGATTTTGGTCTTATTCCTGGTAAGGAACTTCACTACTTTGCTATGCTCGGCCTCTATTCAGCTTCCGCACACCGCGTCCTTCAGACGCCCTGCGGCAAGCTCCTCACTTCCGATGTCGCTCAAACCTCTTCCGGCGAGCTTTACACCTTCTCCAAGAATTCAATCTGTCGGACTTCTCTCGCGGATCAGGTCGCTGCAATTTTAGATACGCCTATGGGGTTTAACAACTCCGCTGGCGATGATAATCTTGATGCTGCCATTCCTGCAGTCGAGAATCCCGTGCAAGCCACTAAGGACGCTTATACGTCTCTTGGCTACACGATCACCGATTGTTATATTCAGGAGGATGAGTTTAGCTTCTGCTCAACCACTTTCACCTCTTCCGGAGCCTACCAAGAGAACGCAGAGAAAGCGTTCGTCAACATCCTCTTCGCAAAGAACACCCCAATTACGTTCGCGGAGCGACTCTCCGGTTTCGATTCCTCATTCAGCAACCACCCCGACTATGCTTTCTTGCGAGCT